GAGTAACTTGAATTAACAAGTTCATCATAAAGGATATATATCCTGATGCGGGAGTGATCCCCCACCATTGTTTGGTTTAGTCCACCATCCAAAGGTCACAAACTGACTCAAAAAAGTTATACTAAATTGAGCAGCTGCCAGCCCCAGAAGCGAAAGCTTGAAGGTAGCAGGCAAGGACCCGGAGAGCAATTACCGAAGGGAGAGATTAATCGATCCTTTAAAGTTGCGTCACGTAAAGTGAAACCTCTTCAAGAAGACGGATTTATCCGTTGTCTTGATTTCCTTCTTCGAAAGTGGAGAATTAATGTTCCCATCACACAGATGAGAAAGTTTATTCTTCCACAATTCGCTGAAGTTCCTGAGAGTGAAAAGCCTAAGCTTTTCAAATTAAGTCTTGCGACTTATTTCTCTCGTAGGATGAAACAAGAACTACCCGTTGGACATGCGACTGCTGTCCGACTTTTCCAAAATAATACGTTACGTCTTATTAACGGGAGGTCGGGCAAGTCGAATGTAAAGACTCTAAAGTTTTGCTTTGATCTACTCCAATGCAAGTCCCTGGCGAACGAAGTTCCCCGGGAAATGATTGTTGAAGCTTATCAAAAGCATGCTAAGATTCTTTCCTCCCCAGTTGAAAGACCATCTGATACGACCCTGGATGAATTCAAAAAATTTATTTCTCCGTTCATCAAGGCTTTACCCGCCACCCTACCCGACACCGATATTGCTCCACAAAGAGCATATATGGGTTATTCGAGAAAGGTGGGAGGAGTAAAGAAGGCGCTTCAGCCCTCTCTTATCGAGTTCGATTATAAATCGATCTCACCAAGATTAGAGCCCACATGTTTACATGTGGAAGGAGCACCTGGAATCGGAAAGTCCCTTCTTTTTGCAAAGATGGGAAAACGATTCGATCGTTATTTTGGTCAGAAGGATTCTGTCTTCTGGAAATCTTCCAGTTCTGCTCACTATGATGGATATGATCAACAACCCGTAATGGGAATTGACGATATCTTTTATCAAAGCGGAAAAAAAGAGATTACCTCAACAGAAGAACTTCTTCAACTGGTGTCTTGCGTTGATTTTCAGCCTCCAATGGCTGATCTTCGACACAAGGGTATGCACTTTGTTTCTCCCATCCTCTTACTTAGTTCCAATAAGGGACATGATCACCTAAGGGTAAATATCGAGAATCTGGTTAATAACCGGGAAGCCTTTTTTCGAAGACTTCATCTTGATTTTTACTTGGAAAAGGTAGCCGGTTCTGATGAGTTTATACTCTATGATCAAGCTATCCAATTCAATTTTGATACTCACAATGAGATTGTGGGATACAAAATCCGCGGTGACTATACCCAACACTACCGCAGTTTCAAAACTGTAGTGGCAAAAGGAAAACTATCGGCGATTGAGAGTTATCTCTCTAATCGCGTGATTAGTTTGTATGAGGCAAAGAGAAACTTCTATATTTCTGAGCTAATGTCGGATGACAGTGTTATCCGACAACATATCAACGGTTCGAACTACTTTTACCAGTTCCCTCGGGAGCCGGTTCCAGAAATCCGAATCGTGGAAGCCTATGCAATTCCTGAACCTCTTAAGGTTCGGATGATTACAAAAGGTCATCCTGACACTTATGTGTTAAAACCTGTCCAAAAGGCCATGTTTGAGACACTCAAGCGTTTTGATATTTTTGCTCCTTGTTGGACCACTGAATACAAAGTCTACCCTCCTAAGAAGGGAGAGATGCTTGTATCCGGTGACTACTCATCTGCAACTGATGGAATCTGCCAAGATCTTACGAAATTGGTAGGTAACCTAATTGCTGAAAAGTATCCCCAACTTGAAAAATATATAAAGTGTGGTACCGGAGAACATATTGTTACGTACCCGAAGGGTGCAGAACAGTATGACATTCTTCAGTCTGGTGGACAATTGATGGGTTCACTCCTCTCGTTTCCGATCTTGTGTCTGATTAACGCTTTCACATTGTCACAGGTTCGGGGTCAAGGTCTTAAAGACCTTGACTGTCTGATCCATGGCGATGATATATCGTTTGTAGATACAGTTGAAAACATTGAGAAGTGGAAGAAAGTTGCAAGTTCTCTGGGTTTAGAACCTTCCATTGGGAAGAACTATACTCACAGTAACTGGTACACTATTGACTCAAGGATTTTCCTTAATGGAAAAAACATCCCTAATCTGAAGTGGAAACAACTCTCTGAACCCGGACCTGAAGAGATCGCCCAAATCCAACAAGCTATTGGAAAGAAATCTACGGTATACTTCTGTAAGAAGGTACTGTCGAAAACTGTTCGTAGCTTGGATGTGGATATCTTGTATGGTGGCTTATCCCTTAAAGGGAGAAAGCCGGTTACAAGACTCGAGACGATTCTCTACTTAGGTCGTAGTTTGGATCGAATTCCTCGTTTAACGAAAGGATGCGTGAGCATCCGATCGGTCGACGTTGAATCCCATCATAAACTCATCCAGGATCCTCTTGATCCCCTCGCAAATGACCTCTCTAAGGAGGTTACAGAGCAATGGTATCAGGAAAAGAAGTTTTTGAAGAGATATAACGTATATTCTGAGAAAATCGAAAAAGACATTCCATATGTCAAGTTTGATAAGGTTCGATTAGGACCTCGTTCAACTATCGAATTTAATAGTTTCTACGTGAATCTCTTAAAGACAAAAATCTTCAAGGATCTACTACCGCAAAGGAACTTCTTGAACGGGAAACCCGCTCTCGAAGAAACAACATGGAAAAACTTCCCGTCAGAACGTCCAAAAAGACGTTGTTTCGAGATGTTTGACTTGTCTACCAATGAAGTCATTGAGGGAGATACAGTTCACTGAAATTAACAGGAAATGTATTGGTCTCCCAGTGTGATGAATTTGGAAGGGAATTCAATCTTGAAAAGGACCTTACTTTCGTGAGACCCGATTCTTTGCCGTGGGTCTATAACCCACAACAAATAGAAGGA